CATCATCTTTTGTTTTTTAAAATTTGTATAGTGAATAAAATATATATGAAATTTGAGTAGAGTGCAAGGGATCCTTACAGAAAAAGTACGATTTCAGCGATGTGGCGTTTATCTAAGTTGCCACAGAAACTTGGGCAGCTGAATCACTGATTTTGTTTTCTCTATCAGCAATTTTGAACTCTTCAGCTTTGATCTGAGTGATGATACTTCTAATCTTCTCATCAATTTCGACCATATTAAGAGTATATTTTCCGTGTTGATTATACTCATACTGCCACCCTAACTCCAAGGACCGTTTTTGTTTGTACAGGTCTTCGGTCATGACTAACCTCCTCATAGGTTATTCTACGGGTATCTCGAACATTCCCTCTGATTCCCACTTTATAGACTTTTCTCCTAGTTTGTCAAGGATTGATTTCTCTATAGATTCACCATTATCCTCTGCTAAAACTTCAAATTTAGCATGATAATCATAAGCCCATATATTAACTAGAAATTGTCTCATTTTTCTTTCTAAAATTAAATTGTGGCGGAACTGTGTCCGCCACAAAATATTATTTTATTATGCTCCCGGTGATCCGAAAATACCTCTCCAGTCGGAGAACCCAAATGAGTATCTCTCTCTAGCTTTGTATCTTACGTTTCCAGTTGTAAAGTCGCCTTCCATAGCTGTTTTTAATGGTGCTCTAACAAAATGTTTAAGACCATTAGGTACATCTGTTTTAATGAACCAAGCATCTGTATCAGTTAAGTAATGATTCACAGAATAACCTTGTGGAATCATTCCCATAGATACAACTGCATTGATATCATTATCAGCTGTTCCAACTCTTTGTGTTGACTTCATAAGTCTCTCAGCAGTAAATTGTAAAGCTGAAGGCACAATTAATTTCATACCTTTAGCTGCAATTTTTAAACCTCTTTCATCTGTAAGAGCTGCAATGTCAATTAATGCTTGCTCCAAAGATGTTTCGTTAAGGTCTGCTGCAGTAGATAACTCATTCTGTTCAGTTCCAGTAACGATAGGGTGATCAGTAGCTAAAAGCTCCTTACCATCTCCACCATCTGCTGTTCCGAACCCGTTGTTCAACACCTTAGCTGCTTTCACTTGTTTAGTGTTAGCCATTGATCTCGCTAAAGCTTTTGTATATCTAGACGCAAGTCTATCGTACAAATTATCCTCAATCGCTTCTTCAGTGATTGCGAACGCTAAAGCAAGCGTTTCATGTGTATAACGAGCGGTGAAAGTTTCTTGAGCGTTGTCAAATGAAACTCCCGTTCCTTCTGCTTTGATTGGTGCATTTGCGAAACCAGATAACATTACTTCTTCTTCAAAAGCTCTGTCACTGTTTTCAGTGTCAAAAATCTCCGCATGTTCGTTAGCATAGTTTTTGTATTCCAAGCCGAATAGTGCATTCAAACCTGGCTCTAGTTCTTTAACTAGTTGTCCTCTTGATATAGCCATTTTTTATCTCCTATTCTGCTATTATACGCCAGTTGCGGTCATATAGAAATGTTCGTTAATGATCACTTTAAAATTACAATTAGCTGCTGTTAAGTCGCTATTGTCAGGATCATCCGAAACTCCGATAATTCGCAAGTTGGCTGTTGTTTGTGTGTCTGTAGCGTCCGCTACTTCAGTTTTAGAAACAAAATGCGGAGTAACACCTGCGCCAACAGAAACGTCGGCGTTTGTGAAAACGTCTAGTTGTTGAGTTGCGCCAGATGCTGCCGATTGTACTTCATAAACTTGAAATGGGTCGTCAGTTATAAAAGCTTTGATATCAGTAGCTGCATTTGAAGCAACTAAGTGATTAGCAAAGGTTGGTTTACTTGTTGAAGAGTCAGTGAAAAACACACCTTGACAAGAGCCCAAAAGAACTCCGTTATTAGTGGCTGCACCTATGCCAACAGTTCCTGCTGCCAAAGTAATCATAAGATCGTTTTGAGCAAAAGCTCCTGCACAAGCTGCTACTTCATATTCAGTAGCTGCGTTATTATCTGCTGACTGTCCAATTTTGCCTAGGGGTTTTAATCCGAAAGCTGCGTCTTGGTTTGCCATATTATTTTCTCCTTTAGTGACCTGTCCTTGCGGACCTCCAGTCACAATTAATTGAATTCGTTGGCAAAAATTACTAAAAAATTATTAGTCTTTTTTTGTACCACCGAAGGTTACACGGGTCTGTCTATCAATATCGATAGGCATTCCTGGGTGCTGTTCCTTCATAAGGTCATCATTGATCGCGTCGTCTTTTTGTTGTGTAAGGTTATCAAAATACTCCTTACGCGATTTAACTAACTCTAAAGATATCCTAGCCAGCAATAGTCCGCCAACTCCGATCACTCCCTTGTACTTACCTGTATCAATCGCGGGATAATCTGTGTCAGGGTATTCATCAGCTCTCACTAATTCGTAACCTGATCTCAGCTTACCGGCCATGTTTTTTGTATCGTCAAAACCCATTGACTCGGCTCTTATCCACCTGTGATGATATCCATCTGGTGCAGGGGGTGCATCTAAAGATGATGGTGGAGTCCAAACTTGTTTTCTTACTTCTTTAACTCTAGTTTGACTCGCACGGGAAGCTTTTATTGTATCTTTTTGCATATGCTTATATCTCCTTCGTGATTATTTTTAATTGTTTCGCATAGTCTTCTAATGGCACTCCTAATTTTTTAGCAATTGCTACCTGCGATGAAGTGAGTCTCACAGTTTGGCGACCTGGTTTAACACTTCGCGTTGCTGACGCTACTGTTTGTGTAGGTTTGGTCGTTCCTTCCGATAGTTCTTTTCTATCAAATTTATGTGGGAAGTCAAGTCTCATTCGCTTGTCTATCTCAGAATAATATTCGTTAGAATGTGGGTCGAAGCCTTCTTGTTTAGTTAACTTCTCATGTAAGTCAAATGCTGTGTAAGTCATAGCATTATCTTTACCAAACCATTCATTTCTATCAGCCCATTCTTCTGCTTTTGGATCAGTAGGTGGTGCTTGAATTGCTTGGTTTAAAGATGGAGTTTTTACTTCCGTTTCTTTAGTCTCAGAAAGTTTATTTTTAAGAGTATTAACTCTTACTTCTTCCATTCCAAGTCTACCAATCTCTTTTTGTGCATCAACTTCAGCATCTATATCACCTGCTTCTCTAGCTTTCACAAGCTGTGCTTTAGCAGCCGCTAGACCTGAAGTAACTCTATTCTGAACCGCATTTACATAACTCGGCTCTAATTTAGAAACTTTTGTTTTCAATTGAGAAAGTTCTACTTGACCACCTCTAGCATATTCTAAAGCAGCTTCTTTTTGTCTTTCTGCTTCACGCCATTTTTTGGTTAGCTTTGCAATTCTTTTTTGAACGCCTTCGCTGTATTGTTCTAATTCTTCTTTTGGTTCTACTGGTTTTTCTTCTACTTTCTCCTCTACTTTTTCTTCTTTAACTTCTTCCTTAACCGGTTCTTCTTTTACCGGTTCAACGACTTCTACTTCTTTTTTCTCTTCTTCAATATTGACCTCCGCGCCTGGGCCGGTTGTATCAATATCAACTGTTTTTTCTTCTGGCATAGTTCCTCCTATGATTAATTATGATGAAGTACAGATTCCGGATCCTTAATGGTTCCTAGAATTTCGTCATCGTTCAAGATGCGTACTTCGCCTCCTTCGATGGGTAGTCTTGATCCTGCGTAGCGTGCAAATATCACCCACTGTCCTGTTTTGCACCACGGTCCCGTTGGAAACTTTTCTCTATCGTGATAGGCCAACGGACCCATCTTCAATACATAACCACAATTCGTCCCGACTCGTAATTTGTCTAGAGATTCTTGTGCGATTAAAATTCCACCTTTAGTTTTCTCCTTTGGTGTAAAGGGCAAAACGAGTAGTCGCCAGCCGCTAGGAGCGGGAAGCTGTGAAACTTGATCTTTGATATTTTCGGGATTTAAAGGTTCTTTTTCTTCGTGTTGGTACTTTTCTTCCAAAGCATTTTTATGTTTTGGAACTTCCTTTTCCGATGTCGACAACGTTTCCTTGTTCATCTTTTTGCTCCTTCTTTTTTAGCAGGTTAGAGATTTCCTGAAGCATGTACTGGTAAGTACGTGCCTGTCCTAACATATATTGATATTTCTCCATATTGTCAACACCACCACTAATCATAGTGTCCCCAATACGTTGAAGATTATCTCTTACAATGTTTTGTAGTTTTGCAACGACCGCTAATGGATCCATTAAACTATATCTTTATAATATTTCACGTAGCTTGGATTAGAAAGTTTTTTACCATCTACTTCAGCTTTAATAAATTTTCCTATATATTTTTCAGGTTTTGGAAGTGTTATTTCTCCCAAATTGTAACTAGCTTTTAATGGTGTCTTTTCTTTCTGTTTTTTAGACACGGTTATGCTTTTCCGCCTTTTTTATAGACGTTACTAGCTACTTTTTTACCTTTTTGATAAAGTCCACGCACAGGTCTAACTGCTGCGCCTAATCCTCCAGCAAGTGCACCACCGAGTTGTTTACCAACTCTTTGCACGCCTTTTTTCCAAGGTTTATTGTCGTTTCTCATTTTTCCTCCTTATTTTTTATTAGATTTTCCATTACGGAAAATTTGTGTACCCTTTATACCAAAAACGCTGGCAACTACAAGTATCCAAAGATTAGTAAACCATTTTGGCAAATTCGAGAAATGCTCAAAAAAGATGTTTATCTTCTCCATAGCGCCCGGATCGTTCGACCAAACCCCATATGCGAGCACAATTATGGGCAACGTTAAAATCGCCAAAACGATATCGTCCTTATAATCGTTATCTCGCGATTCTAAAAGCTTGCCCTGGTAAGTTTCCTCACCTCGAGCCATACGTTCTGCATGCATCAATTGTGCATCAGACATTGCCATTTTTGTCTTCTGACGGTTAGAGTATATCTTACCTCCCGCCTGAAGCGCCATCTTTGCTAATCCAAACCACATACTATGTCCAGGTTACTGGTTTTTGTGGTCGAGCAGCACGAGTTCCTGTAACAGCGTTTCTATCTTTTTTATCGCCGCTTGTTTTCACCGATTTATTATTTCTATTTACATCCGGTGAAGGAATCGTTTTCGATTTTCCAAGTGGTGCGTATCCTACTCCTCTTGTCATGATTGTCCTCCTTTTGGTTTCATTTTAGCAATTTTTATTCTATTGGCATTCGCCATTTCTTGTTTTTCAATGGACGTGTCTGCACGAAGTTCTGCTAATTCTTCATTCTGTTCAAGTTTTTCATCCTGAACATTTTGATTCATCATCGCCTTCATGTTTTCTAAATTAAGTTTTTGTTCAGCTTCTTTTCTTTTTGCTTCATTGTCAAGAGCTCTAATATCTAATTCTCTAGATCTTAGCTTAGCAATTGGATCATGGTCAAATTGAGAAGTAATTTTCTTTTCTTCCTTCATAAAGTCTTCCATCATTTCAGCGATTAACACCGCTTTTCTTGCATCAATCTTTTGTTGAAGCTGCTGCATCTGTTGTTGCATTTGTGGATTTTGCTGCGCCTGTAGTTGCATTTGCATCAACTGGGGTAACTCGTCTCTAAATTCTAATTCTATTTGTTCTTGCGCCATTAAACTAATGTGCTCCAGGCAATTTTTTTCAATGGCCGCTCCTACCATCGGTGCATTTCGAATCATATTGGTTCCCAAGATATTTAAATGCGCTGTAATGTGCGCTCTATGATCCTGACCTGGAAACGCTTGGAAAGGTAAACTCCCCAAAGCATCAATGTGTTCCAAAGCCGGATCTTTTGGCACCGGTCTTGGCGGTTTTTTTAAAATTAAGTCAATATCTTTTACGCCTAGGGCTTCGTACATGTTCCGATAGACTTCGTACTGGTTGTGAAGCTGCGGATTTGAGGTTGCCAATTGCAGTTCCGTTTGCGCAAGGGAGATACGCTGAGTTTGACTGAAAATGTTAGGATCTGCAACTGGCATAATATCTACTCGGTCATCAAAGTCCGCTTGCATAATTTGCTTTTGGCCTCCAACAACGTCGTATGGATATACGGGGGGTAATAAAGTTTGAAAACTCTTGCGAGCAACGTGATTTCTCTTTTCATGGCTGCTTATATTCTTTTGTGTATGGCCGTCATGTTTCGTGAGCCTCGTTCCAACAAAGCTACGGTCGTGCCCACTGCTGCCTGTTGATTCCCGTCTCCTACTTGCATATCGGCAATAGATGCGAATCTTTGCCCTGCTTGTACCACGACTCCCATAAGTTGTAATAAAGTAGCTGATGGTTCTTTAAACGGCAGTGTCATGAAGGCATCTTTTAGATTTCCTCCTGGAGCATCTACGTCTCGAAACTCACCGGGTTGAATAGATTGTGATTCATCTCTCATCTTAATACCACGCATTTTAAATCCTGCGGGTAAGTTAGACAAGGTACCAGCGTCGAGCAATTGTCTTAAGGCTGCTGTTGCTGTTCTTGATAAACCACCTATCATGTGAGTTAAACCAAAACCGTAAAAACCTAAACCAGGTAAAAATTTAAAATGAACAAAATAATTAATTTTGTCTTTCATCATATCTTCTGCTGCAAAGTTTCTTCTAATTGATAATATTTTTCTTGTACCTTCTTCTAAAGTTACAATGTAAGGAAGTTTAATTCCTGTAGGTGTTTCATCTTTACCTAAATCTTCAAAGCCTTCTAAGTCTATGTTCACGTGACATTCTAAAAGAGTAAATATTTTTTGATCTCTACCTCTAGTTGTTCCCTCTAGTTCTCTTTGAGCTTTTTCTGAATCTGTTTCACTTAAATACGATGGGTCAACTTCTATATCTTTATAAAAGCCACCAACTTGTTGTTTTCTTAATTCGTTTTCTGTCATACGCACTTTGTGAATTATAGATTCACAATCATCTAATGATGTCGCTGTATAAGGTACGACAATATCTTCTGCAGGTACAAATTTTGAAACTGCTCTTTGCATAATTTCATCATAGTAAACTTTTTTAAAAGCAGATCCTGCAAGTGGTAAATAAAATAACATTTGATCAAACTCTGCTTCATACTCTGGCATTTGAGACATTAATTGGTAATTCATAAATTCTTTTACTCTTTGTGCTTGAGCTTCTTTATCTGGAGTGGATAATCCAATTAATTGAGTTCTAACTGGACCTTCTGCTGGTAATAATTCTTTATAAGCTTGCGCTTGAAACTGTGTTACCGCTTCAGCTAGAACGGGGTGAGTAGCACCGGACGCTCCTTGAAATGGTTGAGTTCTATTGTCATATTTAAATCCTAAAAGATCTAAACCAACAATGTAAGCTCTTTCCCAATCTCCACGGGAAAATTTATATTCTCTATAATCGTTTTGTAATTGACTTCCAATTTTATTAGTAATGTCTTCAGGCAATAAATCATTTAGATTTGCAAAATGATCTCCACCTTCTGGTATATCTACTTGACTAGGATCAAAATCAACTGTTGCTCCACCATCTTCTTCATCAATAATTTCTACTGG